AAAAGGAACAAGCTGTAGAAGAAGAAGTGCAAACAGAAACTCAAGAAGATGTTTCTGCACAGGACACGGAGTCCGAATCAGTTGAAACAGAAGCAAATAATCCTGACGGATTATCTGCTGAAGACATAGTAGACGAAAACCAAGAGGCAGAAGTTGAGACACCTGGCACATATACCATTAAAGTTGATGGTAAAGATGTAGAGGTTACCCTCGATGAACTGCAAGATGGTTACAGTAGACAAGCTGATTACACAAGAAAAAGTCAAGTATTGGCAGAACAACGCAGAAAAGCTGATGAAGAATTAGCTGCGACTCAACAAGAAAGACAGCGTTATTCTCAAGCCCTAGAGCAATTAGGAGATTCAACAGATTATGAGATTTCTCAGTTTAAAAATGTTGATTTTAATAAACTCAAGGACGAAGACCCTATGGCTTATATGCAACAAAAAGATGCTTTAAGAGATTTGCAAGACAGTAAGAGAAAACTAGCAGATGAAAAAGTTAAAGTTGCAGAACTTAATCAAAAAGATTATGAAGCCAACCTTATGAAGTCAAGAGAGACCCAGTTGCAAATATTATCAGACAAGTTACCTGAATGGGTAGACCCAGTTAAAGGAACTAAACTCAAGTCAGCCGTAAAAAATTACGCTATGACTGAAGGTTTTAGTGAACAGGAAATTGATATGTTAATGGATGCTAGAAGTATTAAAGTATTAAATGATGCTAGAAAATATAATGAACTTCTTAAAAGTAAAATCTCTAAGAAGAAGCAGAAAGTAGTACCTAAAATGCAAAAGCCTGGGACACCTCAAACTAAAGAAGACAACAGGTCTGATAAGATTAAAGCACAAAGAGCAAGACTAAAAAAATCAGGACACATCAATGACGCTAAAAGCGTGATTGAAAGTATAATGAGAAGATAGTCTTATACTTAAACTTTTTTAATATAGGTAATCAAAATGGCAATATATGCAGACGCATACGAAACCTTCGATTCTGCTGACAGAAGAGAAGATTTGGCGAATGTTATTTATAACATCTCACCAACCGACACGCCTTTTATGTCGTCTATTGGAACTGGTTCAGCAGCTTCAACATTACATGAATGGCAAACAGACTCACTTGTAGCAGCAGCTACTAATGTAGTAATGGAGGGCGATAATGCTCCTTCAAGAGCATTAGTTGCAACTTCTAAATTACTTAACTACACTCAGATTTCTACGAAACCTGTTGTAGTTACGGGTACTCAAGAAGTTATCGCTAAAGCAGGTATGACATCAGAAATGGCTTATCAAATAGCTAAAGCTGGCAAGGAACTAAAAAGAGATATGGAGTTCGACTTAACAGGTGTTAATGTTGCAACTGTTGGTTCTTCAGGCACAGGTCGTAGACTTCGTGGTCTTGAAGCATGGATGAACACCAATGAATCTCATGGAGCTGGTGGTGCTACACATGGTACAACTGGTGCAGTTACAGATGGAACTCAAAGAGTTCTAACTGAGGCATTAGTTAAAGCAAACTTAAAACTTTGTTTTGACCAAGGTGGGATGCCTGACTTAATGTTAGTTGGCTCGTTCAACAAACAAAAAGTATCAGGCTTTACTGGTAACTCTACCCGTATGGACATGGCAGAAGATAGGAGCTTAGTTGCGACTATTGATGTTTATGTTTCTGACTTCGGGGAAGTTAAAGTAGTAGGCGACAGAATCCTAAGAAGTTCTGGAAGAACTACCCATATCCTAGATACTGAAATGTGGTCAACAGCTATGCTCAGACCTTTCCAAGTACAAGACTTGGCAAAGACTGGTGATAGTGAAATCAAGCAATTATTAGTTGAATATACTCTCGTTTCTAAAAACGAAGCATCTTCAGGTAAAATTGCAGACTGCACAACATCGTAACTTATATATTATAAATATATATAATAGGGGTGGGTTTAATTCCTTGTTTTTCCCACCCCACTTTTACCCTCTATAGCACTAACGACATAAGGGCGAGTTTACACACATAGAGGGTAATTCAGATACATTTAATAATGACCTTGAAGAAGGTATCGCTTCAGAACGAGGGTTATTTTTTTGGAGAAATTTAATGAGAACATTAAATGATTATTTTATTATAGGTGGGCCTATTGCTAATGTGCAAACAGGAGATAGTGGTCCTGTGGCAGCAGTAACAGTTCCTGATGCTGGGAAACTTGTGGGTATTTCATATACTACAGCAGGTGTCGCAGTAGATGTTTTAACAACTTTTGATGTAATGAAAGTGTCTGCTGGAACAGAAGCTGATAGTGGTATTGATGCAACTATGGCAGTAACAGCAGCTAGAACTGGTGGCATGATGACATTAGATGGAGATGTTACCTTAACACAAGGCGATAGTTTCTATATTCAAAGTAATGCACAATGCACTAACAACAATACAACCATTTATGTGAATTATATAATTAGGAGATAGATAATGGCAAATTGGCTAGGTGGTTACAGAGTAATCAAAAATCATACAAGAACTACTAGCAGCTCATCAGCAGCAACATCTGCTTTTGATGCTAGTATTGAATATGTAAGAGTAACAACTACTGGACCTGTGTTTATTGAATTTGCAGCGAGTCCAACAGCTACTGTTGCCAATTCTATTTACATGGCAGGAGATGAATCTATTGTCTTTAAAATAGATGGTGCGATGAAATTAGCTACTATTCATGGTAGTGGAACTCCTACTGTATATGTTCAAGAGTTAAGTGAATGAAAAGAAAATTAGGAGATGGTCAAACATTTCTATTTTCTGAACATTCAGGAGAGTATGCAATTAATCATAAGTCGCAAGACTTGACTAAATTACTCGACCAAAACAAAAGATTGCAACAGGAAGATCACAGTATAAAAGATGAACTTCGATTATCTGCTAGGATTCCTGTTACAATTTATTACGAATGGAAAAACAAATTTGGTGTGGACTTATATGACAAGAATCACGCACCAGCAGTTAGGAAATTACTAAATAGTCCTGACTATAGATATTTGAAAACAACTAAGAGAATAATCTAATGGCAAAAAATCGTAGAGAAATCTTTGTAAAAGATAAAGAAACAGCAGCAGAATTTATAGACAAGCTTGTTGGTGGAGCACACACTCCTCGTTATGGTGGTCAATATTCAAATGTTGGTGAAGCACTTAGAGATACAAGAACTAATATAAATTATCAAGCCAATCCTTCTGTTACACTTAAAGGTACTTTTGGTAGGCGTGGCAATTATATAGGTGCTGAACTTAATGTATATAATTTAATTGATAAATTGATGAAGAAGAAAGGTAAATAAATGGCAATATCAACATACTCAGAATTAAAAACAGCAGTAGCAAATTGGTTAGACAGAAGTGATCTAACAGACATTATCCCTGACTTTATTGTTCTAGCTGAAACAAGGCACAAAAGAGATTTTAAGATTAGAAGAATGGAAACTAGGGTAACTGCAAATACAATATCAGGAACAGAATATTATACTCTGCCTGATGATTATATAGCTATGCGTAATATTAAATTAAACTCTGATCCTAAAACAGCATTAGAATATTTAACTCCCGAAATAATGGACAGATTACAAGCTGGAAGCAGTACAGGTAAACCAAAAGCCTATTCAATTAAAGGCAATAATATACAATTAAGACCTTTGCCTGATGGTGTTTATGAGATTGAGATATCTTATTACAAGACATTTGCAGCTTTATCAGATTCAAATACAACCAACGATATGCTGACACATCACCCTGATGCTTATTTATACGGAGCATTGGTTGAAGCAGAACCTTATCTACAAAACGACAAAAGAATTGCAACTTGGGCAGGGTTATATGATAGAACTAAACAAGACATTATAACCTCTAACGAAAGAGATAGGCACTCAGGCACAGCTCCAGTAACAAGAATTGATTATGGGTTATATTAATGACTACTTGGACAATAGTTGCTAATACCTCTACTGGTTATTTTGAATTAGAAGATGGTATAAACCAATTTGAAAGCGAAGCTGGACTTTTATTGCAACAAGAGGG